CACAAAGCTGGCGCAATTAATACATGTATGGAAGATTTTTATTCACTGCCCTATTCGGAATAGCGGCGTGTATGTTCAAACTGGAGACAGAGTCACAGAGGTACACAAATCAGATTTGTTTCTCTTCATCAACCCCAGTCAAGGATATGATTAGGTATTGGGATAGTGAGATTAGGAGAGTCCCAGGAACAGACTACCAGTGCAGATTCAACACTGACCCCTTTGCAAGGACAACAAGTCAGGGTTCTAGAGAGCTTTTGGTATCGATCACCAGTAGGACTGCAGAGAACAAGTATGAATGCCTCTCTCAGTTCAATGATTCACGGATTGAGTTTTCAAGTGATGGCTACTCAGAGGAATTTGAGCCTGCAGCAATGATGTGTGATGAGGAAAAAGTGGATTTCCTGATACAGCCTGTGGTAGACCAGGGAGCTCCGGCTGTTGACCTGGAGAGCGAATTAGCTAAGCTAAAGCAACAAGCTAAAGATGACATGAACACTCTGATATCTGAGCACAATAAAGCTATACAAGAGTTAAATAATTTGAGATCAGCAGATGTTAGAAAACTGAGAGAAGTTGAAACACTCTTGAGGCTGGCTGAAAAGGGCATCTTATCTGGGAACACAACACAGCTCAGGCTGCGACAAGAGGTATCCTCACTAAGAAGTCAGATTAATGATGTCAACCAGTTGCTTGAGAAAGAAAGGAAAGAGAAGATTAGCACTCGGAAAAGCTTGGAGGAACTGGAGCAGGATGCACAGGAAAATGTAGAATTCAAGGAGTCTATAATCACAGATCTGCGGAAGCAACTAGCCGAATCAGACAGTAAGATGAAGCAATTGTATGAGAACCTGACAATGATCAGGCTAAATCATAATAGGTTAATGCAGGAGAAACAAAATGATGGAGTGCTGACTCAACTGAGGATTGAGATGGATAAGCAGGTGTCTGAGAATAACTATGCCAATGAGGTCATAAGGGAGCAGGGTCAGCTAATAGAGGAGCTTAGAAAGAACTCTTCAATTCAGGTTTCAGTTAAATCTTCGACCCCTCTGGTTCCATTGCTCATTTTGACCTCTCTTTTATGCAACCTGACATGTGGTGACCGAACACACATTGACAATAGGATAGTTGACAAGGTGTACATCATCAATGGGGATTCAGGTTCAGGGTGCACTAAGATTGATTATGGATCAGATTGCCCCTCATGGATTGCACAAAAGGAAATTGAACAGTACCCATTCTTCAACTCACACTTTCACCAAAGGTCTCTTATTGAGGCAGTAAATGATGGGATTCTCAGTAAAGAAGATAAGACCGTGTGCATGTTGACAACAAACAACTCCAGGAAAACTCAAAAATGCATTAAGGGTATGATCAATATGAAGCCATCATGTAAAACTAAGGCTAAGAGTGCTTACTACATTAATGACAGTGGTAAGGTCTCTGGGATGATGTGTGATACGAGCTATGCTTTGGCTTCAGATTGTAAGTTTTGTGTCAAAGTCACAGGCTCAGTTGATACAAGCATACCATTGCAAGATGTGTTCTGCCAAAAGAACCACAGCAATTATGATGGACCAAGTGAGAGACTGACAGGGATCTGCTCAGTTGGATATCAAAAATTCAAGAGCTGCCCTGGCGTTGTGTCCAAGTACGAAACCATGCCCTTCATAGTTTTTGATTCAAAGAAGGTTTATCTTAGTGTGTTACAAATGAGAAATACAGAGGAGGCTATGAAAGAAAATTTCAGGTGCTACAGGCACAAGAACCAGCATGGCATTTCAGGATCAGACAGTAATAAGGGCGATTTTGTGAGAGTTCTTCCATCAGATTGCAAGATATTTGATAGCTCTAAGTCAAAGAAATGTACAGGAGATGATATCTTTTGTAGCCATTTTGAATGTGACAATGATTTTCCAGATACCATATGCAAGGTAGCACCTGGAGCTGGTCCAATCGAAGTTAAATATGCTGGAGTTTGGACCCGACCAAGATGTGTAGGTTTTGAGGTGGTTGCTGTGAAGAGAGACATACCAACTATTAAAGAGAAGCTAATAGGATCCTGCCCTTCGTGTGTAGCAGTCTGTGAAAAGAATGGGATACATGTGACCGGGCATGGGTTCCTCATGACTTCAGCAATCGCCTGCTCTCATGGTAGCTGTGTTTCCTCTCATCAGGACCCTAAGACAGATATATGGATACCATATCCAGGCATGTCTCAGGTGTCAGGAGGGAGAGTTGGGCTACACATCTCAAGCTCTGACACAATTGGTGATGTTCACTTAACTGTCGATTGTGAGCCACAGGATGGATGCTCCATAGACAATTGTGTGTTGTGCTGGCATGGGTTCATAAATTATCACTGTCACACCTTTATCAGTGCCCTAGTTGCAATGACATTATTAACTTCATTTATAACCCTTCTTGCTGTTGGCATTAGATTTTTTCTCAAGATGGCCAAGTCTACACCAGGAAGGTTGATAATCCCTTTCATGTGGGCTTATCTTGCTGTCAAGTGGGTTTCTTGTAAGCTAAGAGCTTGTATTGCTGCTCGAACTAGAATTCTGAACCAAGCCATAGGATGGCCCAATCGCGATAACTTCAATGTCCGAAGGGAACCAGGCAGGCCGTGGGTCCCAAGATATCATCTTGCAATGGCTATCTTGGGAATCTTATTCACTCCAGGCCTCTGCTGTACTGAAAATGTGATTGCAACATCAAAGGTTAACAGGTGCTCGAGTGTAGGCTCCGGTGTCATCTGCAAGCTGTCAGGGCTTGTTACTCTAAGAGCTGGACCCATTGGATCTGAGAGTTGTCTAATAATCAATGGACCAAACCCTGATCAGACTCAATATATTTCCATCAGGACTGACTCAAGTGATCTGGTGTGTGTGGAGGGAGATCATTTTTGGACTTCTCATTACTCTTCTAGATGTCTCAGTTCTAGACGGTGTCATGGCGTAGCTGAGTGTGTCGACACAGCATGTTCATCCTGGAATGTATCAACTGTGTCTATGGAGTTCAGGAATCTCAAAGACTCCCCACTCATGTCTGAGAATAAGTGCTTTGAGCAGTGTGGGGCGATTGGTTGTGGGTGCTTCAATATCAACCCTTCTTGCTTGTTTGTTCATTCAACCCTGTACCCCACAAGAAGAGAATCTTTTAAGGTCTTTAAGTGTGTGAATTGGATCCATCGCCTAGGCTTAACGTTAAAGTCTCCAGGGATCCCAGAAAAGCACTTGTTGATCAGTGGAATGACAACAAAGGTGACTGATTTCGGCAGTATCACACTGACCATAGATGCTGAGGGGATTAAAGGGACTAACTCATACTCCTTTATGAAGAGTGAGGTAGGGAATTTTGCCATAGTTGATGAACCATACTCGGATATCCCCAGGAAAGGATATTTAGGAGAAGTAAGGTGCACATCACAAGCAGCAGCATCATCTGCCCATTCCACATGTCAGAGAGCTCCAGACCTGATAAGTTACAGAGCGCAGTTAGACTCTGCAGAGTGCAACACAGCTTTGGTGGACCCAGCAGTAATATTCAAAAGAGGACAACTACCTAAAAGCAGGGAGGGAATAACATTCACCTCGGCCATAGATAGATCTACTGTGCAAGCTCTGACATCTGGATTTATCAATGCAGAATTCACTCTGAATTTTGATGGCTTCGATGTACAGTTTATTTCTGACACTCCAAATTGTGAAGTGAGCTTTCTGAATGTCACAGGGTGCTACTCATGTGATGAGGGTGCGAAAGTGTGTATAAGAGCAAAATCAGATAAGCGAGGAATTCTGTCCGCCCAAGATGCTTCTTTGTCTAATTCGATCCACAGAGAAGTGGCGGCAGGTCAGCAAGACATCTGTTCCATTCTGCACTTTAACAAGCCTGAATTAAAGGAGGAGATGGGGTATTCCTGCGGAGGGGAGAGGCGACCATTGATCATTAAAGGTACTCTCATTGCTGTTGGGACTCATGACGACAGGACTAGCCTGTTGTCACACTCAACTGTAGTGAATCCATCCTCTGGGAGCTGGAGTGCAGTTTCTTGGTTCAGAGGGTTCCTGGACTGGATGGAGAATCCCTTAAAGGCAGTTGGGCTAATTCTACTATATGTCATACTGTCTGTAGTAGTACTCTTTGTGATCATGTTAATCATTAGAGCGCTCATGGCAAGAGTCTTGAAGCTGTGGGCAAAGAAGAGGATGTGAGCATAAGATGCGGTAAAGAGGGGGCAATGCTATGTAATGTATGGGGCTTTAGGGTGGGGGGAGTTGGCAGCAGGTCAACGTGTGACATTTAATATCTCAATGGCATTTACAAGAAACTGTGAAATGCTAGATTGTGCTTTACAGATTATTGTTATTTTTCTCTTTCAGGAGATGCGCCNGGTCTTTGTGTGT